TTATAATCACCAGTTGGTACATTTAAATATTTAGACATCAATTGATCCTGTTAGTTATGGGGGATTTCTCCCCCATATTTTTAGAATGCAGTTAAAGCAATATAATCGCTTGAACTGTCGTTCTCTAAACGCCAAGTATAACGATTGCCGCTAAAGTCAGTAGCAACACGTTTGGTAATTTTTGCAATCGGTGTTGGAGCCGATCCGTTACCGCCAACGTATCCGTTTAGACGCATCTGTCCTGCAACTGATGGAATAGCTGCTTGCAATACGCATACAGCTTGTGTGCCTGCTTGATTTTTTACTACAAAGGTTTTTGCACCGCGTTGCTTATAGATATAAGCATAGTTTGTTGTTATATTGTATGTTGCATCAGTATAAGTGCCTGCGGCTGTTTTAGCCTCAACACGAACACCAGTTGCTGTACTTAACGGTGTGCCAATTGCATCAGTGCCTAGTGTATCTCTTTTTAATGGACGTCCCATTTTGTTTCTCCTTAATATGACGTTCTAGGTCTACGCAGTGGGTTTACTGCATAAGTCCGTTCTAAACGGTTCTCATTTAGACAAAGTATTTATCAATAAAAGAACAAACATAAAAATCATTAATTTTATATAGTCATAAAAATAGGGCCTTGCGGCCCTATTTTCTTTTTGCTTACCTAAGTAAACTATTACTTGAAGCTTACGCTTGTATCAGTAATAGCAACGTTTGCTAGGTAGTCAGCTGCGTTACCAAGTGACGAAGCTGTGTTGCTTAGTTCAACATATCCGTAACGTGTCATAAAGCTGACAGTTGGTTCGAATGTTGCTGGGTCTAGAACAACACCACTGCTCATCAATGGAATGTATGGGCAGTAGAATGCAGGTGCATCGCTTTCGCTTGAACCTTTGTAACCAACGATAACGTTAGCATTGTCAGCAGCATATGTGTTTACATAAACTTTCATTGCGTTATTCAATGTACCAACTAACTTGGTGTTAGTAGGAGCTTCGAATGCGCCTTCAGTTGTACGAGCAAATGCTGATGTTGTTGCGCTCTGTAGGATGGTCAATGCAAATGGGCTAACCACTGCATAGTTACCAGCACCACGACGTGTACGCTGAGCGATCAAGTTAGCAGCGCGGTTGATTAGAACTGCTAGTGCAGCATGCTCATCACCAACGAATGTTGCTGTGCCTGATACTTGAGTCTGATTATAAGTCTCAACAGCACTTCCTGCTAGGCTGTTCAATGAAGCAAGAACTTCTTGGTCGATCTCAGCAGTAATTTCTTGTGCTAGAGCAGCCATAATTTCAGCTTCAACGTCAATGCCATGCATAGACTGTGCATCCTGAGCAGCTTCGAATGTCCAACGAGCTGATAGCTTGCGGGTCTTAGCTTCTACAGTTTGCTTCAAGATTTGGATGCTTAGACGGTTTCCAGCAGCACCTTCTAGAGCAGCAGTTGATGCAGCCTTAGCAGTTGATGTGTTGCCTGAATATGCTTCAGCAATCTTGAATGGGCTTAGTGCCTCTTCACCAGCAACAGCGCCAGAGGCTCCGCTACCAGCTGTGTCTGAATAACGGACACGTAGTGTGTGGATTTGACCCACAGGTCCTGTCATTGGCTGAACGCCAACTAATTCGTTTGCAATGACCGTAGGCATTACACGACGAATAACAGGTAAAATAACACGATTTAGTGTTGCGACATTGCCAGCAGAAGTAGCACCAGCAGTAGCAGACTCAGCGAGATACTTACGAGTATTCTCAAGAGTGGTTGCCATTACTGTCTTTTTGTTGCCTTGAAGGCCTTCAAGAAGTGCTGCTTTTGTATCGTGCCAGCGGCTTTCTAGTAGTTCTGACATTATGATCTCCTTAATTTAATCCAGCTAGACGACGAATGTCAAATACATTGTCGGCTGCTATACTACTACTAATATTAGTGTGTGATTGATCGTCACGGTTGCCTGTTACTACTTTGCCTTCTGTTAGTGTTGCCTTCTGCTTTGCTGGAGTGTTTCCGTCGATAACTGCCGGTAAATACTTTTCAAACTGTGAGCGTAGCTTGTTCGTTTGAACTGTTTCCAGTAAATCTGTCATAATCTCGCGTTGATCTTTGCTCAGTGGCGCAATCAAATCGCTCATTACTTCTTTTCTTGTTGCAGTTTCTACTAGACGCTGTTTTTCAGCTTCTTTTGATTCTGCAAGTTGTTTTGCTTTAACAGCAAACGCTTTTACTTCTGATAGTTGCTTGTCCTTAGCGGCAAGTACTTTCATTAGTTTAGCGGTGTCTGACTTTTCGTTTAGGTAACTAGTGCCATACTCTGCTGCAAATGATTCAAATATCTTACGACCAAAGTCGTTTTGTCGTGCTGCATCAATATCTTCTTTGAGTGAACTAATTTCCTTTTTAAGGCCCTTAGCAACTGTTTCTGATACTAGTGCTGCACTTCTTTCGATAAAGTTAGTTTTAACTTTAGCAAAGTGTGTCTTAGCTTCACGTACTAAACGTACTTTTGTTTCAGCTAGGTCTTTCTTATCTTCATAAAATTCTGAAATTTCAGTTGATAGAGCTTCTACAACAAATTCTTCTAGCTTAGAATATTTTGATTCCATAGCTTTCTTATCTGCACGTAGTTCTTGAATTTCTGTTTGTAGTTGGTTAACTACAAAGCCTTTTAGAAGGTTTGCATTTTCACGCATAGCAACAGCATACTTTGCTTTTGCTTCTGATAGTGATTTGCGATCATCTGCAAATTCTGCAATTTCTTCTGCTAGGCGCTCTGATAACAATGAGTCAACGGCTTCCACCATTGAGTTTTTGTCATGCTCGTACTTCTGAGCAAACTCTTCGCGAAGTTCAGCAACGGCTTGTTGCTTGTTCTCACGAACTTTTGAGTCCCATGCCTCTTCAATTTCGGCTCTGATCTCTTCTGATACAACATTGTTTTCAAAGAGTGTTTTCAGTGCTTCCAACATATTCTTCTCCTAGGTTTACTGGAGCTTGTTGATGATGTTCATCAACGATTCCTTAAGGTACTTCTGAGCCTTTTTATCGCCTAATTCTTCTTTTGCTACTTTAAATGCCTGATACCCGCCACGTGTATTCATTAGATGTTCGTAAATTGGTGTAGGGTATGCACCGGGGGCGCTGGGCTGAGCCACAACGTCAACGGTAATTATTTCAAAGTCGGATACTTCTCCGCTTCCGTCTTCTTTTACATTGCCACTACCGCGTGATGAGACACCTAGTTTAACTCCGCTTTCAAGCATTGTTTTAACTAGGTTCCCCATTGGAGTTGGTAGGATTTTTAATTTTCCGTAACCATTTGCACCGTCCATCCACATTTCAGAAATCATGTGACTTACACGGTCTAGGTTGATATTAAGGCCTTCTGGATGATCTACTTCGCCGAGAACTGAGTAACCGCCGCTGATCTGATCATTGAGAGTCTTGACAGCCCTGCCTATTTCATTTACAGGATACACTCGCTGATTAGCATTGCGGATTCCACCTTGAATAACAATTCCCTTCATGTAAAGGTTCTTACCATCGTCAGTGGATTCTACAACTATCCTTGCTTGGTCGAAGCTTAGATTCTCTCGTAAGTTTATCATCAACCTTCCTTATTTGCCACCAATTAAAGACTTCTTATTGGTTGCATTCTCACCTGCGCCTTTTTTCTCAGCGCCGTGGCCTTTAGGCATAGTCTTTAAAGACTTACTTGCCTTTCCACCTGGAACATTTACGTTACCAGCTGAATCTTCTTTGCTAGAAGGAGCAGCTAAACCGCCTTTAGTACCACCGGATGTGCTTTCGCCGCCTTTTACTAGGTTGCTTGCAGTACCGCCCATATCGTTCTTACCTGCTACGATTGACTTGGTGTTTTGGCCGTTGTCGCCCATTTTAGCTGTTACTTTTTCTACGTATTCACGCATTTGTTCACCAGCTGATAAAGGTGTAATTTTTGCTGCAAATGGAGCAGCAGCTGGGGCAGCAGATTCTTCTTCTGGTTCGCCTTCGTCGCCCATATCCATTTCGTCATCACCTTCTTCGTCGCCCATGTCCATCTCGTCGTCGCCCATTTCTGGTTCGCCTTCTTCACCGGCCATTAGCTTTTCAAATTCAGCTTTTAGATCTTCAAGTGCATCTTCTAGGTCTTCAACGCGATCTTCAACATCGCCTTCACCACCCATTTCGTCGTCACCTTCTTCGTCATCCATGCCAACATCACCCATCATGTCATCTGCTGGGTCACCGCCCATAGCTGCCATTGGATCTGCTTCTACTTCAAACTCGTCAAGGTTAAAATTCTCGTTAGTTTTTTCTTCTTCGTCGTCCTCTTCTGAAGCTTCGTCTACTTCATCTTCAACTTCATCTTCGTCTTTAGAGGCTTCTTCAATATCTTCATCATCTTCTAAGAGTGATTCGTATATCTCACGTGATTTTTCCACAACCAACTGATGGAATATTTCTTCTGCGCCTTCACGGTCTTCATTAATAAGACGTTCTAGCATTTCTTCAAATTTATTACGATCGGCCATTTTGTTCTCCTATAAATAATTGTACATACGCACACATATGCGTATGGTAAGGCTGTCATTTTTATTTAGTGTCAACGGGAAAATATGCGTACAAATAGGCTCAAACTGAGCCATTTTGACAGTTTGATTACGGAATTGCAAATTTTTGTTTAAAATCTGCTGTCGTAATATGCTTTAGGTTTGATAGATTAGACATCTCGTTTGGAATAAAGCTACCTTCTTCTACTACTCTTATATATCTCTTTTTTGAAAATTTCTGTATAGTAGTAACAGTTTGTTTGAGCCAATTACCATAATAGGTAGCTCTTTCATCTTTTCGTTTGTAGTTATGTGTGCCTGCATATATGTTATTAACTTGGCCGTTATTTTCACCTAGGCCAACATAATCAAAACCTAAAATATATAATTCATCAGTAGCGTGTTCAGATGCTAGCCATAGTGCTGTAGGTCCTGAGCTCCATCCTTTACTAGGATTAAAAAAGTTTAATCCAGCAATCTTAGAATATGCTTTATTGGCGTTGGTCCAAACAGAAGTTTCATGTTGATACTTGTGTTTATCTATTTCAAGTATCATTTTTGTATCAACTGCTATTAAGTAGTCAGGTTTAAAATCTCTATAAAGAGCATTGCAGCCGTAAATAACTCCGTGCTGCTTTAACGAGTCTAATGGGATTGTTGCGCGACTATTGCCATTACCTAATACAAACGCTACTGGCAATTATCATACTCCACCGGCATCGGCGTTAGCAGAAATACCGTACATCTGTTTAATAAAATCAAGCTCTTTAGCTTTATCTTTGTTGTGTAATTCAGATGATTTACGAGTGCGATTAATTTGCAGTAGTGTTAGTCGTGTTTTACGTGTATCGTCATAGTCAACAGGAGTTTCATCGTATTCAGGCTCATAACGATCGTCGTCTACTGTCTCTACAGTTTCTTTATCAAAATAAAATAATTCACGCAGTATCATACTAGTATTTATACCGTTTGGGCTGTAGGAGCTGGTTGACCGGGGGCCGCACCCGTTTGTGTTTCAGGGCCAGCAGTATCGCCGCCTTCAACTGGGGTTGCTTCTGTATCAACAGTGTCTTCAACTCCACCAAGATCTGCACCAATGTCAGCTGAACTAATTCCTGCGCTTCTCATTTCGGCACTAGCATCTCCTGGAGGCGGAGTTAGATTTTCATCATTCTCTTCTTTCCATAGACGTTCATTTTCTGCAAGCTCTTCGTCGGTCATACCTAAGAATCGCTTCATTGCAAATCTATTACTGATATAAGGTATTGCACTCATTTGTGTGTATGTTGGTACACGAGCATTATCAATTTCTGCTTGACGATAGCTGGCAAAGTTTTGTGGAGGTTGGAATCTAATATCAAACATGTTAGTGTCAATATTAACTCCCTTTTCTAGTAAGAAACGTTTAAACTCTGTATCAAAGTCGCCTGATACTAGACCTTGTAATCGTTCGCAGTAGTTATTAAATCGCAATTCTTGAATATATGCAGTGCCCACACGACCGTCATTGTACTGTGCTGCACTATCATCTGCACCTGTTGGCAAGTAGCTACTGGGAATACGCAATGCTCTTACTAGTTTGTTAGTAAAATAGCGCAGGTCATCAATTTCGCCTAGGTTAGTACCGCCTGGCAGTGTTTCTACTTTTGATCCGCGGCCTTCTGCTGTTTGTGGAAAGAAGTAATCTTCGTTAATGCTTAATGGATTGTAGCTACTGTCAATTACGTTGCTGCCACCGCCTGTACTACTTGGAATGCGTCTTTGATGTATTTCTGTTTTTACTCGCTCAACAAACTGCATTGCTAAGTGACTAGGCATATTGCCGACATCAACATAAAACACGCGGCGTTCAGGAGCTCGCTGCACACGGTATATAATAATCGCATCTTCTAACAGTTCCTTCTGTTTGTACACTTTGAAAATAGTTTCTAATAAACTATTACCAAAAGGATAGTTATTATCCAATCCTTCAGATAGACTTAGATGGATAACATGTTTTGCATCTACTGTAATTTCGTTGTCTGCATTTTGAAAACGTGTGCCTGTTTGTTGATTGTTAGGAGCACCTACCATACCCCTAGCACCTCCAGTAAGATACCCGCTACCGCCTCCACCCATCATATCGCCGTTTGTTTGATACGGTGTTGTGGCTACGCCATTTACAAAGTTTAGATTAAAGTTTTTAACAACATATTGCTCAGGAGTTTTACCTTCGCTTTCATTAACAATAATCTTAGTAATGTTTGCAGGATCAACATGAAACCAACGTTTTGTTTCTGGATCTCTTATAAAAAATTGATCACCAAATTTAAAGGTGTTACGGAAGATTCTAAACATCTTAGTTTCAAAATCTTGTAATTTGTACCATTGTTGTAAGTACTGCTGAATAATTGTTACTTCAGTATTTGTCGCTTTGGTCTTGTAATGCACAATAAAATTTGTGTTGTTTTGTTTATTTGCTTGTGTGCAAAACTCAGCAAGGATATCAAGTGCAGCATTAACTTCACTGTCCATATCCATGGTATTATATTGGCCATAACGTTCAACACGGTTAGGGCTACCTGTGTAAACATCAGGCAAGTAACTTGAATAGTTTGTACGTGCAGGTCCTGGCTGGCCAGCGAAACTTCTTCCACCCAACGGCGAGTAGCTAGAGTTTGGATTATCTCCTGTTGCTACGGGTGTAAAATATTTTTTCCAGCTCATAAGTTATTCCTTTTACATTGATGTAACATCTCTTACAGAGATATCACTTCCAAAACCTTTTGTATTCTTTTCAATTTTATCATCAACTTCTTTCATCTGTTTAAGCACTTCTAATACTTGTGACATTATTCCGGAAAGCTGTTCTGAATTTCCTGCACCTTGACTAGTATTTACGCTAATATTCTTTAATAGGTCCCCAGCATTGGCTTTGGAATCTCCCATGCCAAACAGTCCGCCTTTGTTTTCTTTAGCTAGTTCTTTATTAAGTGCTTCTAATGTTTTGGTTAGATCTTTTAAAGCTGTATTATATGATACAAGTTTAGTTGCGTCAAGTGAATTTAAACTAGTTAGTATTGGTACTAAATTTGTAACGTTAGCTATTGATTGCAGTCCTGCTGCTGTAGATACTAACCCATCAGCACTAATTGCCGATAGTCTACCTAAATTCTTTATTAGGCTGTCTGATATTGAAATATTTGATGTAGCTTCGCCTCCGCCTTGGAATGCTTTAAGTGCGTTTCCAAATGAACTTAGTGCTTGTGCATTTTTAACTACTTTTTCTGCATTTATTTTTGCATCACCAAATTCTCTAAGTCTGTCCCATGGCATTACTTGATCGCCACCAAAGAAACCAGCGATGGCTCCAAACAGGCCACCTGTGCGTTCACCTGTGATTGATGGAACATTTTTCATAGCATCAGCAAACGCTACCATAGCTTCAGAGTTTGTTTTAACTTTAGCAGTGTCTAGTGTTATTGCTTGAAATTCTAAAACTTTGGCCCAGGGCATTACTTTGTCGCCGCCAAAGAAACCAACAATAGCCCCAAATAAGCCACCGGTGCGTTCACCTGTGATTGATGGAACATTTTTCATAGCATCAGCAAACGATACCATAGCTTCGGAATTATTTTTTATTTTAGCAGTGTCTAGTGTTATTGCTTGAAATTCTCTAAGTCTGTCCCATGGCATTACTTGATCGCCACCAAAGAAAGAACTAATAGCTCCAAACAAGCCGCCAGTGCGTTCACCAGTAATTGTTGGAACACTTTTCATTGCGTCAGCAAACGCTACCATAGCTTCGGAATTATTTTTTATTTTGGCAGTGTCTAGTGTTATTGCTTGAAATTCTCTAAGTCTGTCCCAGGGCATTACTT